GCATGGCTTCCCATGCGCTCACTATTTCTTCTACTCAATTCTCACCTCTTCTATTTTAAGTAACTATTATGATGCTGCTGTGGTAAAGTCAACTGCTCCGTTATCAGTAGTTAGCTGTGCCCAGTCATACTTGATGGTAATGCTATATTCTGTCAAATCTTCACTACCATAATCTAGAGATCCAAAAGAAGTATCAGCGATAAAAGCATTATAAAGTGTCCACTGCTCTACCGCGTTGCCCGCTGCGTCCATCTGGGTAATGACAACCGAATTTGAGCCTCCAATCGATGCAATAGCAGTTTCTTTAGAGATTGTATTATAAACATTAGAAGCAGGAAGGACATATCCGGCTTTGTTTAACATACTGGCTAGAACATAACCAACTCCTTGAGCACCGCCCGGATCAACCATAGTTATGGTAACATCAGACCAAGTAATGCGACCGGGAAACTTAAAAGTGTGATTAAGATAAGCATGCTCCGTGCCTCCCATTGCAAATGAAGGCTTGGTTACAGTTTTTGCGAAATATAATTCAGTAGAATTACCGAGGTCAGCCGCAGAAGAAAAATCGCTATTCGAAAATTGAACTTTAAATCTAAAGTTTCTCTTTGGTGCCATAGCGGAATCAGTCCAAAATGCCATTGTTTTATAATCTCCTTTTCTTTATTATATAGTATACTATTTTATTTTTAGTCATCAAATGACGCGCCACTTGAGGCAACAACAAAGTCGATTGCAATGTACTCTATGGCTCTCGCTGGCTTAACCATGATCTTGGCATATAGAATATTTCTATCGACAAGATCAGGAGTTGTTGTACTGCTATCTAGTATTAGGCGATAATCGGTAATACCTAAGCCAGTTTTAACAGTTGCTAGTAGAGGCTCGATCAATCCCTTGAAGTTATTCCAAGTTGCCTCTACATTCTGCTCGAATAGTACTTGTGTAGAGAGAATGGAAATCTGCTTTTTGAGGTAGATAACCAAGCGTCTAACATTGATACGATCTAGTGCAGACTCGCGTTCCTGTAGAGTCTTCTGGCCGAAGACTACGATACCCTCGGATGGGAAGGAGGCAATTGGGTTAATTCGTGCTTCGTAGAGGGTGTCACGATCCTTGGAGCTTAGACGTTCACTGACACCGCTGATTGGAAGACCAGCGGCACCGTTGGAAAGACCACCGCGATTGAATCCTGCTGGGGCAAACCATACAGCCGATGTTCTCTCGGAAGAACCTAAGACACCCATCATTGCTACTGTTGGTGGAACCCAAAGTGCCTGTCCGGTTGTGCGATCTACTGTCTGTACCCAAGGATAGAAAGTGGCTCCGTAAGAAGAGTCAATTCTACGATTCTTGAGAGCGGTTGCTGCACCTTGTGGTGTAGTGCCGATTCTAGAAGTCTTATTAGAATAATACTGCTCATGAGTTGGGATATAGACATTTGGAAGGTCGATAAGAGCCAATGCATCTGCTCTCTCTTCACATGTGTTAATCATAAGAGAGGTTAGAGAATTGTTGGTTAGACCCGGAATAGACATGAGATTCATGTTAATATATTCTGGATCCGCAACAGTCTGAATAGCACGAGCATATGTGTGGTAGACATAACTGTTATCTTCCGTTGAGCTATCGCTCATAGCATTATTGTACATTGGATCAGGCTTGGTGATATCGAATCCATCAAAACCACCCCAGAATGGTGCCGTGAACTTTCGCAATTCTGCTGTGTTTAATAGTGCCACATAGCCGTTTACAGCAGTATAACTTGTGCCTTCCTTTCTGGATCCACTTGCATAAGTGGCTGGAGCACTGCCAGTCAAATCATCCATGCTGAAGATGTATGAGAAGCCATCAAGTGCATCATCAGCAGAAGTGGTGACATCTGTGGGGTAACCAAGATCTTGGCCTAGACCAGAATACCATAATCTGTGTACATCCCCTAGACCAACAATCGAATCAGTTGTGCTAGCATTTCCTAGTCGATATGTGTCGAAACCGAAGTAAGCTTTGGAATCGTTTAGGTTGTTGTATGAAGCACTGACTCTCAATCGTGCTTGTGGGAAAGCGAAAGATGCAGTACAGTTAGCGAAAGAAGAAGAGATCTGCATGCCTAAGCCGGGATTAGAGCCGACGTCGGTGTATCCGGGAAGACCATCTCCAAGAACCAAGTAACGGTTAATGATCTTTCCATCAGACTGAAGATTGACATTGGCAGCAGGATCAGAACCAGTAGCATGAAGTTCGGTAACATTCTTAAGCTTTGGTGGGCCGTAATATCCGAATGGGATAAGAGCACCACCACCAGCAGAGTCGATGGTATCATCCATTTCAACTCTAACATAACGAGACTTGTTCTCATATGTTCCATAAGCCTTAAGTACATTGTTGACATCATCCCAACGCTGCTCGATATCACCGATTAATCTAGCAACATAATTTGGAGATGCTGGGTTTAAGTTACAGTTGTCAAAGCGTTCCAAGATCTGTGGATTGGAATCTGTATCAGTTAGTCTGCGGATAACAACCGAGAATGATCCGTAAGGACTGGTTGTTGTGGTGGAAGGACGAATCTTTTCAATAGAAACTTTGCAGTTCTTATGTAGCCACTCACCATGACCGCGACCGATAAGACGGAATAGCTTTTGTGCATTTTGTGGCTCATAGCTGCTAGCAGTTTCAGTATCCTGTCCGATAAACCAGCCTGCGATTGCTTCTTGAGAACGGACACCCTTCATGTTAGCGGGGCCGGAGTTGGAAGAACCAGACATTAGACCTGCAATGATACCAACTCTGATGCCGCTTAAGTTCTGGTCTAAAACTTCCTGTTCGAAAGTTTCACCTAGCCAGTAATCGACAAAAGAAGATGCTGGATAGAAACTACCGGCATCAGAAGCCACCTGTGGGTTGGTGTTGAGAACATCACGGATATAATGATCAGTAGAATCAGGATTTAGGTTAATTGTTTTCTTAACATCAGTTCCGCCAGAGCCACTAATCTGGATTACAAAGTTGCCATTGGTATCACTCTCGATTAGAGTAGAAGATGCAACAACCGCAGGGGAAATGGGGCCTTCCGGGCCGGCCAATGCACCAGAAAGCTGAACTGAGCCACTCTGGACATAAATAACAGCGGCTAGCTGTAGAGAATTATCGCCAACGAAATTACCAGTAGAACCAGAAGGGCCGACAAACAAGCCATAAGCTCCACCAGCGGTAGCTCCATTAGCTAGGTCAACATTATTTGTTTTCCAACCAGCACGGCCAGCAGCGGTGCCATCGTTATTGGTTGATTGCTGTCCGAGCAAACGAACATAAGTTAAAGGAGCGACATTTGAGTTAAGGAAAGCACGAGCAGCATAAGTGCCGTACATTGGAGACTGATAGTTGCCCTCACGATAAACATCATCGCCAGCACTTCCCGGCACAGTATCACCGAACATCTCTACAAACTCAGAGTAAGACTGAACGGTAACTGGTTGCATCGCCAAACCTCTGGTTGAACGACCAACAACAACTGGTCCGATAGCATCTGATTGCCTAGGTGTGTAAGAGTTATCAATCTCGTTGATGAAAACACCCGGCGACACAAATTTAAAACTATTAACTGGCATTATTATATTTCTCCTTCTGTTGCAACACAAGTTGCTGTGGTTTAATCATATTTAAATAGTAGGTCAGGAACCAAAAGGGTGTTTTTACTTTTTGTTCAGGAAGTGAAAACCAATAATTATTCTAATATTAAGGAACTGTTAAGCGTTGTTTCTACAGGGTATGTTATTTCTACAAAATTTTCATCGATTCTGGCTATTGGACGATCATCATTCTCGCCTTCGCCAATCAAATAACCCAATACTCTGATTGTAACATCGGTCATGAACATACGGCTATCTTCTCCTAAGTTACCGATATTGTTGTTTTGCGAGAAGCTTTGATCGATAAAAGCTTCGTATATGTGGCCGTCTCTTTTCAAAACAAAAGAATTTATCTGTCCTGTTCTTGAAATAAAAGGGGTTACCAATTGATTCATTTGCTGTTGATATTCTGTTTTGATGGAGATCTTATATTCAATATTAACATAAACAGGTATGGGTACACTTAGAGTCTGTATAACTATATTTTTATTTACTCTGGGATAATGCTTCTGTGGAGTTCCTGAAGGATCGGTATAGTTAGCTCTTCTAGTATTACCTACAACAGCAAAGTTTCTGGTTTTATCTTTTACAATTCTACGGGCTATTACAATGCGACCAGATCTGCCATTTAAATCTTGTGAATAAGTATGAGCTTGGAATCCGCCTTTTCGGCTTGGATCCTTAGATACAGTTGTTCTTTCGATACTGATCAAAGGAAGGTTGAGAGCACCTTTGCCATCACGCAAGTCTTTATCGTTCTTTACTTGGAATGTACGTTCTGGTGACACCCACAAAACAGGTACTTTTTTCCAGCCCTCATTGGTGGTCGCTGAAAGTTTTAGATCGTCTGTAAGCCACTCTGTAATCGCATAATCAATGGTTTCCATTGTAGATGCCAACACACCAATTTCTGATAATCTTAAGTCAGTTCCGACTGGCAACATTGTAAAATCAAAATCTTCAGGTAGCATCAAACATCCCCTTACGTGCTCTCTTACATAAAGCAGAAATCTCAAACTCTCGTTGTGCTTGTCCGAACAACAAGCGGGTCTGTGTGAGTTTCATTATCTCATAATAGTTATCGTTGTAAAGAACAAAATCACCTTCTCTTACAAAATTATCTTGGTCTTCTTCTAAACGACGCTTGTGAAAATGAACTGTTATTTCCCAGTTCTTATCTATACCAGCGCCTTCCATATATGATGTACTGAACTCAGTGTTCTCAACTAAAGCATATACACGGACAGGAGGCAAGAAAGTTTTTTCTATTGCCTCTCCATATAATGGATGAAAGTTCGTTGTTTCCAAGTCGATGGGATAATATAATAACTGCTGGCCGATGACCTTTTCGATAAGTTCATCATTGACTTGCTTGACAAGATTTCGCTCCTTCTCTCCCAAGAATAAGGGAGGAGGTGGCGCTGCTGGTCTTTCCCATTCGTTATCAGCCATTTAGTTACCCCACGAAGATTGGTAGCGGAGATTGTCTGAGAGCGTTCGCAGCAGCCTCCGAAATTTCTGCATCAGCTTTGGAGAGATCGATATATCTCATTCTCTGTAGTGTTTCGTTCAGACTATTCTTTAACTGGTCTTGTTCTTCTTTTGCCTGAGATAACAATTCAGAATGATTTAGTGTTACATTCTCACCCGGAATAGGCACTGTTGTAAACTTCCCGCGAATCTGTCCAAGCATCTCTTTGCAAAGTGCAAGAGCATACTTACGAATCCATTGCTTACCGATAGAGTTGATATTTGCATACGGCAAGTTATCGAATGGAATTGTATTAAAGTTATTAATACCTTTAACACCATCTGCGACATCCTCATTTTCCTCCCATCCATCACCTTGGTCAACATAAAAGTTTACCCAGATGCGGCTTAGAGCCGAATCAGAGAAAGCAAACTGATCTGGTGAAGGATAAAGTCTCAACATGTTGTTTTTAATTTCATAGGAATAATGAGAAGTTCTGGTATAAATGGAATCTTCATACATTATTGCTTGTAATTTATTCTGCCATGTTGGTATAATCTCAAATGTAGAATCATCAGCGAACTGACCATAGGTGGAATAGTTGCCTACAACACCAATACCGCCATAGTATCCATAGAACCTCCACATTGCTCTGGGAGACATATAAAATACTTTTGTGATAATGACCCTGTTTCTTCCAACTTTGCCAGCAAAAGGCACAGCATTGCCAGCATCGTCTACACCAGTAGCAGAAGCACCAGAAAGAATAGTCTGTAGGTCATAATCTTGAACACCGACAGTTGGCTTGAAAGAGCCAGAATAGATTGGTACAGTGCCGCCAAACCCGGCAGAGGTAGCTACAGCATCGCCAACCTTTCTAGCATATGAAAATTGATATCTTGGATAGGCAAGATTGACATTCTCAGGGCCGGTCAATCTTTCACCCTTATGATCAAAAGTGCCTGTAGACTGACCAAGAACATCGGAAAGAATATTTTCACTCTGATGTAAATTAACAATATAAGAATATTCTAATACTGCTTCTTCATATGCCGCATAGACATTTGCATTTGTAAGTTCAATGTCAACAACATCTCCA